GAGCCTTTTTGATACAGCCACAGTATTTCAATGGCTCGGTTTTTGAATATGCTCATTCAAATTTCTCCTGCTTGTAGACATTGAGATCAAACCCTCGGAACGCCTCGCCCATTGTGATGGGCTTAGGTTCGGGTTTGGGCTTAACTTCGGACAGAATTCTGTCCCGCCTACCTTTGGCTTGGTGCTTGAGTAGGCTTGCTTGTTGCTTTGATAACATAACTACCTCCTTTGGTTTGACATAAAAACAAACAGCAGTAAAGCCTCGCTTACTTGATGATCCGTAGAAACTTGGCTTGTTCCGCTTTACTCAACTGCTCGAACAACTCGACAACCTTATCAACTGTGACCTTAGACTGCTTGGACACACCTGATTGAACGGGTCGAACAATGTGATAGACAAACTGCGAGTTAGCTCGCTTGTATGCCTTCTGATGTTCGGCTTTCCGCTCATCACGAGTTTGGGACAGAATTCTGTCCGCTTGACTAGCATTGATACCAAGATTGCCAATCAAGTAGTTCACTCGCCACTCTTTGACCCATTCGGCTTGTTCGGCTTTGTCCGCCTTCTTGTAGTCTTTGTGCCATACCTCGCTAGTTTCTAGCGATAGCCTGTCACTCTTGCCTACTGATTGAGCGAATGTGTCGTAGGTGTTATTTTTTGTAGCCATGATGTATTGCCTTTCATTTGATTTAGATAAACAAAAAGCCAAGCGGTTAGGCTTGGCTCTGAACACCGAAACAGCTTCGTTTCGATACCTCTATTATAACATACAGGGTATTTGGGCTAGGGCGTTTAGCGGTATGGCGACCCCACTAGGGGGGTATCCGACCTATTTAGGGTGATGGTGGCATGGGCACTAGATCACTATTCCTTAGCCACAAAACAAAAAAATGTCAAATTTTGTAAAAAATTTCAACGACTCATGTCAAACTTTATACACACCCCCACAATAAAAAAACCCCGGACGTTTTAAGCCCGGGGTTCAAGTACTAATCAATCACGCACGACCCAAACGAAGGAGGAAAAGCCGCACGCAAAAGAATCATATCACAAAATAAAAAAAGAGTGTATACTCACAACCATTCGCCCCACCCCAGCGCAACCCAGGAGGTATTAGTTTGCTTTTAGAGCATTTGGTTTCAGCACAAGCTGCTGACTATGTACCAGATATAGAATCTGGTGAGGGCGGGTTTACCCCAATAGAAGAATTAAACGCGCCCCAAACTCTTGGCGCCCAAAAGCAAACCGTGGATTGGCTAAACCAGTTTGTCGATGAAGACGAAGAAGCCGAAATCCTATCTAACGCTCAAGAACAACAAGTGGCCAACGCATTTGCGGCCCTAACTACCAACTCCCCCGACGCAAAAAACCAGCTACTTAACCTGCAGGTTCCAGAAGAAATCGTAAATGCTGTGGCTATGGTCAGCGGATACCAGTGGGAGTTTGTAAAGCAAGCTAATGAGCTACGCTCTATGAGTGTGGCAAAGATAGTTAAAGAAACAGAGCATCCGGATGCCCGGATACGGCTTAAGGCGTTAGAGTTACTTGGAAAAGTCACGGAAGTGGCACTGTTTACAGACCGGGTTGAGGTTAAAAACACCGATGTATCTGACGAAGAGCTAGAAAAACGCATACGTGAGAAGCTAAGCAAGTACATGGGCAAGGTAGATGTCGTAGAAGTTGATGATATTGAGGTAGTCGAGAAGGTTGTTGCAGAAAAACCACAGTTTGACGACGAATGATTATTGATACATTGACCCCAGAAGAAGCTTTAGCCGCGCAGTTGGCGCTAAAGGACATGACAACTGAGGAAAAACTGTTGTTTTTGCAGGATTTAGAGGAGCGCGAGCACCGTAACCGCCTACATAGAGCGCAAAACCAGCCGTTGGAGTTTGCAAAAGCGGTATATCCAGGGTTTAAGGTGGGGCCCCAGCACCGCAAACTAGCTAAAATCTTCCAGGACGTGGTGGAAGGCAAGAAAAAACGCGTAATTATTAACATTGCACCAAGGATGGGCAAGTCTGAGTTTAGTTCTTACCTGTTTCCTGCATACTTCTTAGGTCAGTACCCCGAAAAGAAAATTATTATGGCCACGCATACGGCTGGTTTGTCGGAGGACTTTGGACGGAGAGTGAGGAATTTAATTGATTCGGATGAATACAAAGCGGTGTTCCCCAACACAGTCGTTGCTGACGACCAAAAAGCAGCGGGAAAATGGTCTACTAGCGCTGGGGGTCAGTACTATGCTGCTGGTGTTGGGGGCGCTCTCGCCGGTAGGGGCGCTGATCTTTTTGTTATTGACGACCCTCATTCTGAACAGGATATGAAGGCAAACTCAAGGCTAGCATTTGATAGTGCTTGGTCTTGGTTTCAAACTGGTCCGCTACAACGTTTAATGCCGGGGGGTGCGATCATAGTAATTATGACTCGCTGGTCTTTGCTCGATCTTACTGGGCGGATTGTCGACTACAACATAAAAAACCCACACACGACCCCATGGGAGATAGTTGAACTCCCGGCTATCCTCAACGAAGATACAGAAAAAGAAAAGTCGCTCTGGCCAGAGCAGTGGCCGCTAGAAACATTAAAGGCTACTAAGGCAGTACTAGATCCACGGTATTGGAACGCTCAGTATATGCAGAACCCGACTAGCGACATGAGCGCTATTATCGGGCGAAAAGACTGGCAGATTTGGGAAGATGAGAATCCACCACAAGTTGAGTACGTCATACAGTCTTGGGATACGGCGTTTGAAACAAAGACTTCTGCCGACTATTCGGCATGTACAACCTGGGGAGTTTGGTACAACGAGGAGGATGGTAACTCACCAAATATAATTCTCCTAGATGCGTTTAAAGACCGGATGGCGTTCCCAGAACTTAAGCAAACCGCCCTAAAACACTACAAGGAGTGGGAGCCTGACGCGTTCATAGTGGAGAAAAAAGCCGCTGGAGCACCGCTGATTCAAGAACTGCGGATGCTAGGTATTCCCGTAGAAGAGTTCAGTCCGTCGCGTGGAAACGATAAGATGGTGCGTTTGAATGCTGTGGCGGATCTGTTTACTAGCGGTAAAGTATGGGCACCCGATAGGCGGTGGGCTAGGGACGTGATAGAAGAAGTAGCGTCATTCCCAGTTGGCGAGCACGATGACTTTGTGGATACGACAACCCAGGCCTTGATGCGCTATCGCAGAGGCGGATTTATTAGTTTGGACTCGGATGAAAAAGATGACATGATGTACAAGTACAGACGAAAGGCTGCGTATTACTGATGTTTAAAAACCTGTACTGGCGGTTTGAAAAAGCCATAAGCCCCGAGTTTTGTAACCTGGTCTTGAAAGAAACAGACTGGGATAAGGCCATTACCGCTGGCGTTGGCGCAGGTATGGACCCCACTAAACCCTCATCAGTTAAAGATACGATGCGCAAAACTGATATAGTGTGGGTACCACTGGAGACTCCAATCGCTTGCGTAGCCCAAACCTATATAAATTATGCTAATGGCTTAGCCGCATGGAACTTTTCAGTGGCCTTTATTGAGCAGATGCAAATTGGTAAGTATGGGCAAGATGGTCACTATGATTGGCACTATGATGTGTTTCACCCAGACCAAAACAACTTGCAGCGCAAGCTAAGTATTAGTATTTTATTAAACGACCCTTTAGAATATGAGGGCGGTGAATTACAATTAGAGGGTGTAGAAGACGCTAACTTACTAAAAAGTCAAGGCGATATAGTTGTTTTTCCGTCTTTTATTAAACATAGAGTCGCTCCAGTTGTTAGCGGCGTTAGATATTCAGCAGTCACTTGGGCCCTTGGCCCGGCTTTTAAATAGGAAATAGATATGCCAGTAGATAAGGGTTTATACCAAGCACCCAAGGGACTAGAAGCCCTAACTCAAGATCAAGAACCAGACATTGAAATTGAAGTTGAAGATCCAGAAGCAATGCACATCCACACAGCTGGATTTGATCTTAACATTGAGAAAATGGATGAAGAAGACGGCAGCGAAGAGTTTAATCAAAACCTAGCTGAAGAAATGGATGGTGGCGCCCTTGAAAGTTTGGCTAGCGAACTATCTGGTGATATTGATAACGATATTAGTTCCCGCAAAGATTGGGAACAGATGTACAAAGACGGTATTACGTTGCTTGGTTTGAAGTTTGAAGAGCGCGTAGAACCATGGGACGGCGCTTGTGGCGTGTTTCACCCAATGATTACTGAGGCGGTTGTACGGTTTCAAGCTGAAGCCATTATGGAGACTTTCCCAGCTAAAGGCCCAGTAAGAACTCAGATTATCGGTAAAGAAACCCGCGAGAAAATGGAAGCGGCTCAGCGTGTTGAAGCTGACATGAACTACCAGCTCACAGAGAAGATGCCTGAGTTCCGTAATGAGCACGAGCGGATGTTGTGGAACTTGCCATCAGCCGGTTCTGCGTTTAAAAAGGTCTACTACGACCCAAGTATTGGCCGCCAGGTTTCTATTTTTATTCCTGCAGAAGATATTGTTTTGCCATATGGTGCTAGTGAGATTGCCTCATGCCACCGCGTAACACACCGGATGCGCAAGACCAAGCAGGACATTATTAAGTTACAGCGCGCTGGCTTTTACATGGACGTTGAACTTGGCGAACCACAAAAGTTTCGCACTGAGATTCAAGAAAAGAAAGATAAAGAAACAGGTTTTACAGCTACGTATGACGACCGCTTTGAGTTGTATGAAGCTCACGTTGACTTAGACTTGCCTGGCTTTGAAGATAAGGATGAAAATGGTGAAGAAACTGGTATCGCGCTTCCGTATGTGGTCACTATGGTACGGGGCACAAATCAAATTTTGGCGATTCGTCGCAATTGGAAAGAAGAAGATCCTCTCTGTCTTAAACGCCAGCATTTCGTTCATTACCAGTACATACCCGGTTACGGTGCTTATGGCTTTGGCTTGTTCCATCTTATTGGTGGTTTTGCTAAGTCAGCTACTTCCATCTTGCGCCAGCTTGTCGATGCCGGAACCTTATCGAATTTGCCGGGTGGTCTAAAAAGCCGTGGTTTAAGAATTAAGGGTGACGATACCCCAATCGCTCCAGGTGAGTTTAGGGACGTTGATGTTGGTAGCGGTACTATTCGTGACAACATTTTGCCACTACCTTACAAAGAGCCATCTGCTGTTTTAGCTGGCTTGATGGATAAGATTATTGAAGAAGGCCGTCGTTTTGCGGCAACTTCTGATATGCAGATTTCTGACATGTCCGCTAATGCGCCTGTTGGAACTACATTGGCAATCCTAGAAAGAACGCTAAAAGTCATGTCAGCTGTTCAGGCCCGCGTGCATTATGCATTGCGCCAAGAGTTAAAGCTCCTTGCTGGGATTATTCGTGACTACACAGACGAGGACTACAACTACGAGCCCGAGAGCGGCGACATGCAGGTTAAGAAAGAAGACTACAACCACGTAGATATTCTCCCTGTATCAGATCCAAATGCAGCAACTCTTTCCCAACGTGTTGTTCAGTACCAAGCGGTTATTCAACTAGCCCAGTCAGCGCCTCAGATTTACAACTTACCAGAATTGCACCGCCAGATGCTTGACGTGCTAGGTATTAAAAACGCTGACAAGCTAGTTCCATTGGACGATGACCAGAAGCCAAAAGACCCTGTAACGGAAAACATGGCAGCCCTCAAAGGCAAGCCAATGAAAGCGTTTATGTTCCAGGACCACGAGGCTCATATCCAAGTTCACCAAATGGCTATGCAAGACCCAATCGTTCAAAAACTTATTGGCCAAAACCCAATGGCACAAGCCATCATGGGCGCGATGCAAGCGCATATTGCTGAACACGTTGGTTACGCATATCGTAAAAAGATTGAAGAAGCTATGGGCGCGGCATTACCATCACCAGAAGACAACTTACCACCAGACTTGGAAGTTCAGTTATCCCGTTTGGTGGCGCAAGCTGCTCCTCAAGTATTGGCTCAATCACAAGCTATGGCTTCTCAACAGCAAGCCCAGCAAAATGCGCAAGACCCAGTACTGCAAGCTGAGCTTTTAGACCAGCAAGTTAAACAGGGTGAGTTGCAACGTAAGATTGCCAAAGATAAGACTGATGCCCAGATTAAACAGCAACAGTTGGCTTTGGAAGCTCAAAAGATTAAACAAGAAGCGTTTAATAAAACGGCAAATATTATGTTGCAAGCTGAAGATAAGCGTGTTGGCGGCCACAAAGCTACCGCTGACGTTGCTATACAGGCGGCTCAACTACAACAACAAGATAAGCACCACACTATTGATACAGCAGCAAATGCAGGTCAACAGCAGCAAAAACCTAAAGGGGGCACTAAAGAGTGATGGACTTACTTACGGCCGATTTCATAGCCGCACTGCGTGACAAGTTGCGCACAGATATGAATAACTACACTGACGATTTGGCAAACGGGCAGTGCACAAGTTTTGAGCAGTACAAAGAGCTCTGCGGTGTAATTCGAGGCCTAGCATTTGCAGAGCGCCACTTACTTGACCTCGCTGACCTTATGAAAGAAGACAACGATGAGTGACACCATCGCACTACCCCCGCAAGGGCTTGTATTACCGGATGGCAGTTTGCATTCGCTAGAAGTAGCACCAGAATTATCAGAAATAGTAGAAGAGCCAACACCTGAAGAAGTTCAGGCGCAAATGGCTAGGCAGTTACCAGAACCACGCGGTTGGAGAATCTTATGCTCATTAGTAACGGCTACAGATCAGTACGACAGCGGCCTTCTTAAGGCAGATGAAACAAAAAAGATTGAGGAATTAACTTCTCCAGTCCTATTTGTTTTAAAAATGGGCGATCTGGCATACAAAGACGAAGAGAAATTTCCATCAGGACCTTGGTGTAAAGAAGGCGATTTTGTTATTACGCGCCCCTATACAGGAACAAGAATTCTGATTTATGGAAAAGAATTTCGTGTTATTTACGACGACCAAGTAGAAGCAGTGGTCGAAGACCCCCGCGGAATTACCCGCGCTTAAAGGAGCAGATATGACTTATAAATTTCCCGATGAAAACGAAGATTTTGATAAAAAGCCTGACGTTGAACTAGATGTAACTGCTGAAGGCGATGTTGTTGAAGCGGATATCATTGTTGAAGATGATACCCCTGAACAAGACCGCAAGGCCCAGCCGCTAAACCGTGAAGTTGAAGATCCCACTGATGATGAGATCGAAGGCTACACAAAAGGCGTCCAATCCCGCATTAAAGAGTTAACCCATGCCCGTCATGACGAGCGCCGTGCAAAAGAAGCAGCGCAGCGCGAGCGCGAAGAGGCCATTCGGTTAGCCCAGCAGGCAATAGAAGAAAATAAAAAGCTGAAGCAGTATGTTCAGACTGGTGAGACTTCTTATCAAGAGATGATGCGCGAAAAAGCCGAAGCTGAACTAGCTATGGCCCGCGATAAGTTTAAAAAAGCATCTGAAGACTACGACTCAGAAGCTCTTCTTGCTGCTCAAGAGGCGTTGACGGAAGCTAAGATGAAAATTGAAGCTGCAAAAAATTTTCGTCCAACCCCTTTACAAGATAAAGAAAATGATGTACAAATACAACATACGGCTCCAGATGTACCTAGACCCGACGAAAAAACCTTGCGCTGGCAAGCCAAAAACCAGTGGTTCGGTTCTCCTGGGTACGAAGAGATGACGGCCTTTGCATTAGGCTTACATCAAAAATTGGTTGCCACGGGTTATGACCCGCGTAGTGAAGAATATTTCGAGAAAATTGACTCTCGCTTAAAGTCTGTGTTCCCTGATTTGCTTCAGGACGACGAACCAGCTAGCCGAAAAACCGGTGAACCTAGTAAAAAGCCAGCAACAGTAGTGGCTTCTGCTACCCGTTCAACGGGAGCAAAGAAAACTATCAAACTTACGGCAACCCAAGCAGCGCTCGCTGATAAGTTAGGTATCCCACGTGAATTGTATGCTAAGGAATTTTTAAAACAGGAGGCCCGTAATGGCTAATACTCGTAAAACACGCGATATCGAGACTCGCGAAAAAGACTCAACCCGTCCAATCTACCGCCCAGCGGCTACTCTACCTGATCCTACTCCAGAACCTGGATATAGTTTTAGATGGGTTGCTAAAGAGGTACTAGGACAGGCGAATCCAACCAACATGTCACAGAAATTCCGTGATGGCTGGGTTCCAGTTAAAGCTGTAGATCATCCCGAACTTATGATTGTGGGTGATCCAAATGGAAACGTTGAGATCGGTGGTTTGATCTTGTGCAAAATCTTAACTGAGCAACTCGAAGCACAAAAAGAGTACTACGAGAAGCAAGCACAAGACCAAATGAATTCGGTTGATAACCATTTCATGCGTAATAACGATGCGCGTATGCCTTTATACAGTGAGCGTAAAAGTTCAGTAAGTAAGGGTGGCGGCTTCGGAAGCGGTACACGATAAATAATTTTTTAGGAGACCTTTATGTCTACAGTATCAAGTCCTTATGGACTAAAACCTGTTAGCCTAATTGGCGGTCAATCCTTTACTGGCGGCACAATCCGCGAGTACTTATTGACTTCTAACAACTCTGCACCTATCTACACTGGTGACTTAGTTCAATTAGGCGCATCTACAGCTGGGCAACCAACTGTTGTAACTTCCACACCAACTACTAGCACTGCTGGTATCGCTGGTGTTTGCGTTGGCGTTCGTTACCAGTTATCTGGTCAGCAACTCGGATATCCTTTGTATGCAGAATATCTGCCTGCAAATGCCGTAACTGCTGGTTACACCAATATTTTCATTCGCGTAGTAGAAGATCCAGATCAACTGTATCAAGTACAGTCTTTGGGTTCTGTTGGCTATGGTTCTATCGGTAAGACTGTTGCTTTGGCAAACTTTACTGGTGGTACAAGCTCTACAACTGGTAATAGCACTTCTGGTAACTCAGTTGTTGCATTGTCAGCTACTATTGCTAACACAAACGCGCTTGCTGTTAAGATCGTTGATTTGGTTAACTCCAGCTCTACTTTCGGCGGCAATTTCCCATCTAACCCCGGTGACGCATATACCGATTGCATCGTTAAGTTGAACTTTGGCGTGCATCAGTACTATCAGTCCGCTGGTACATCTAACTAATAAAGGAGCTATAACATGGCTATTTCACGTTCACAGCTCTTAAAAGAGTTACTCCCAGGACTAAACGCGTTGTTCGGTTTAGAGTACAAACGCTATGGCGAAGAGCATAAAGAGATTTATGAGA